CCAGCTGATTTTTTCTTAGCAATGCTAGGCGAGAAACGGTCATGGGCGTTTTATTATGTTGCACAGGTAAACATCACTAAAGAAAAGTATGCCGAGTATATACAAAATGTTTCATTAGACGACGACACTCCTGCAGGAGCAGCTAAACCTAATTCACAAACACATAAAGCATTACAGGCTTATACTACTAATTTAAACGAGGAAGTTAAAAATAGTAAAATTGATCCTGTTATTGGTCGTGTTGATGAATTAGAACACATTGCACTAGCATTAGGACGTCGCAGTAAAAATAATGTTATTATGGTAGGCGATCCCGGTGTAGGTAAAACTGCAATTGCCGAAGGTCTTGCATATAATATTGTTAATGGTGCAGTTCCTGAGTTTTTAGTTGATTACACTGTATATAACTTAGACATTGCAGCTATGTTAGCAGGTTCTAAATATCGAGGTGACTTTGAAGAACGTTTCAAACAAGTAATTAAGTCATTGCAAAAACTTGGTAAATGCGTATTATTTATTGACGAAGCGCATATGATTAGTGGTGCAGGCGCATCAGGCAGTTCATCTAATGACTTAGCTAATATGATGAAACCTGCGTTAAGTAAAGGTAACATTAAAGTTATTGCAAGCACAACATGGGACGAGTATCGTAAACACTTTGAAAAAGATCGTGCATTAATGCGTAGATTCCAACGGATTACAGTTGACGAGCCTACACAAGAAATGACTTTACAGATTCTCAAAGGTATTAAGAAGTATTACGAAGGCCATCACAAACTTAAAATTAAAGATGAAGCATTACAAGCATCAATTAAACTATCTGTAAAATACCAAGCAGATAAAAAGTTGCCTGATAAAGCTATTGACTTAATTGATTGCGCTTGCTCACGGTTTAACTTAAAACTTGCTGATCAACGTGTAGTTACTGAAGCAGATATTCAGTTTGAATTGGCTAAAATGCTTAACATGCCGGTTGAACAAATTATGCAAACTGAAACGAGTTCATTAATCACACTACAAGACAAACTCGAAGCTGAAGTATTTGGACAAGATACTGCGTTAACTGAAATTGTTGATAAGATTATGGTTGCACAAGCAGGATTAAAGCCAGAAAACAAACCAATTGGTAGCTTTGTGTTTATGGGGCCAACCGGTTGTGGTAAAACTGAGACTGCTAAAGCACTTGCTAAACATTTAAATACTAAATTGTTACGCTTTGATATGTCAGAATATCAAGAAAAACATAGTATTAGTAAATTGATTGGTAGTCCTCCAGGATATGTAGGGTTTGAAGATAATGCAGGGTTACTAATTACACAGATTCAAGAAAATCCAAACGCGGTATTATTGTTTGACGAGATTGAAAAATCGCATCCTGATGTAGCAACTGTGTTATTACAAATAATGGACAACGGTTTTGTTACAGGGTCTAATGGTAAGCAAGCCGATTGTCGACATGTTGTACTAATTCTAACTACTAATGCAGGTGCTCAGTCTGCAGAAAAGAATCAAATTGGCTTTGGCACTCAAGAAAAAGACTATTCAGACGCCGATCTTAAGAAGTTTTTATCACCTGAGTTCCGTAATAGATTAGACGGTGTTATTACATTTAATAAGTTAGGTAAAGACACTATGATTAAAGTTGTTAACAAGTTTATAGACGAAGTTCGTGAACAAGTTAAAGACAAAGGCATCCGTATTAAAATTGATAAGGCTGCAACTAACTGGTTATTAGATAACGGGTTTGATTCTAAGATGGGTGCAAGACCATTACATCGCATTATAGATAAAGAGATCAAACGTGATCTTGCTAAAATGATTTTGTTTGGTGATCTTAAAACTGGCGGATGGTTAACTGTAACAGTATTAGATGACAAGATATCACTTGTTACTAAGCCTAAAACTCCTAAAGTACCATTGCTCACTACTAAAGAAGTACTTAGCGAATCATATTTATATAGTATTGAAGATGCAAGTTAAGACTACCAAAAAACTATACAAAGGCAAATACCAGTACAACATTGTGCTGGTATGCGCATTTAGTCATGTATTTAGAGGTACTAATAGTGATACATATTTCAAAAGAATTGATCGTGAGAGTAAATCACTTAAAACGTCTAATACATGGAGATCGCTTGCGGATATAGTATACACTAAGAAAATTTATAACACATTAATAGCTATGGATGACTACTGCACACGAGTTGAATTTCCTACAGTTACAATTTACACTAACAACTATAGTGATATTATTGCACTACGTGATATTGATGTAGATACCGTACGTAGTATTAATATGCCGCCTGCTAATTTAAAAGTTGGTACAGTGTACATGCCAACTATTAATTACGAGTTTCGTGTTACGATTGGTAGAACTGAGAAACAGTATTTAGATTTCTTAGAATGGGCTGACGCGATTAACAAATTGCGAATTACTAATGGATGTAGAGAAATGTTATTGCAACCTGCTAGTTATGGAGGTGGACACTTCTATGTAACTGGTGATAACATGTTGCTAATGTGCAGAATTCAATTAGCTGGTGTAAGGCTTACAGTTGACCGGATAGTACATTAAGTATAAATATACTAATAAACCCGGAATTTAACTATGCGTATTACAGACTTACTTGAAAATGCTCACTTTAAAAGTGAAGAATTTATTAAACAAACTGAGGACGGCAATGAAATTGATTTTGATTTAGCTGAAGACCTAGTATTTTTTTTAAACAACGACGACGATGCGTACCGTCGACATTTATTACCTGCTGTTCATAATTTTATTGATAAACAGAAGGCAGATGAAGACCCTAAATATACCATTTTTAAAACTGCAGTTGCAGAAGGGTATAAAAGGTATGCTAAACAATATCCAATGCGTGAATTACCAAACGACATAGATAAAAAAACATGGAAAACGGCGTGTAAACAATTGTTTGACCAAATATCTAAAGATATGGAAGACGGTAGTTACGACCACACTTAACATCATTTAATATAGGTACCAATATGGCAGGAATTGCACATCCCGAAGATCTTATCATTACTGAAGGATCTAAAGGTGCCCAACAAGCAGTTAATGAATTAACTAGTCTTTCTTATAACACTAACACATTAACTATTAAATGGGATGGTTTTCCTGCTATAGTTTTTGGTCGTGATAGTAATGGCACACTAGTGTTTGTTGATAAACACATGTTCAAACAAATTGCCGCCGGCAAACTCAACTTTACTACTATTAAAGAATACGATGCTAGTCGTAACTCTATTCGTAGCGATCTATGGGACAAAGAAGATATCTTACGTCCTGCATTAGAAAAAATTATCCCAAACGTAACTGATACATATTATATGGGCGACTTGCTTTGGGCAGGATTACCATCATTAATTAATAATTCATTTGTCTTTAAACCTAATACCGTTGAATATAGAGTTAACAATGACAGCGATCTAGGTCGTGTTATTGCAAATAGTATTGGCGGGATTGCAGTACACACATTCTTTCCAGGACTAACAGCAGAAGATGAACCAATTACAGGGTTTGCTGGTTTTTCAGAATGTAAAGATATTACGTTTATTGCAACTGAAATGACTAACAAGCCAACTGTTGTAATAAACAGCACACTATTGTTAAACGCACAACAAGCTATTGCAACACACAGCAACGCTGTAGACGTTGCTATTAACAAAATAACTACAGCTAAATGTAAGTGTGTAATTAATGCAATGGGTCCATTTATTACAAGCATGATCGAATCTGAAGATTTAGAAACAGATATTATTACTAGATTTATAGAGTTTTCTACACCAAGATTTACTAACTCTGTTACAGCAAAACTATGTACCCCAGACGGAAGATTCCACATAGATGTATATAAGGGATTAATTGGATTGTGGGAAATATGGAGTGCAATATCTAAACTTAAATTAGATATTAAACGTCAGATTGACGAACAACAAGTTTACAATGCAGTGCAACCTATAATAAATAGTATTATAAGTCACGAAGGTTACGTTACAGGCGCGGGTAACACTAAGTTAAAAATTATTAATAGATTAGAATTTAGCCGCGCCAACTTTTCTAAATACAAAGTGTCAGTTGAAGAAATTGAAACAAAAAGTAATATGCCAATGGCAACTTTTTGTTTTGGTAGAATGAATCCTCCTACAGTTGGACATAAAAAAGTTATACAACAAACTGTAGAACTTGGAAAAGAACATGCGTATATATTTGCAAGTAACAAACATGATCCAAAAAGTGATCCATTAGATTATGAAGTTAAAACTGAATTTATTAAAAAGATTCATCCTGATTATTCTAACTTTATGGTAACTGAATATGTTAGAGATCCATGGCAAGCTGCATGCTGGTTATATGATAGAGGTTATAGACATATGACGTTTGTTGCAGGTAGTGACAGATTAGGCCCAGGAACACGAAGTTTAGAAACTGCTCTTAACAATTGGAATAGTGGTCCATCTCGTACCGTTGATTACGCACGCGGGCCAAATGGTAGAGAACATGTAGTATTAAAATTTGTTAGTAGTGGTGATCGTAACGACACCACTAATAACGCTAGTGGTACATTAGCGCGTGAATACGCTAAAATAGGTGACAAGATTAATTTCCAACTAATAACTGGTGTAAGCGAAAACATCACAGTATGTGGTAAAACGTTATACGAAGCTACAAGGGAGGGAATGAATGTACAACGGAATGAATAATGAGACGATATACAAACGAAGATATACAGGAATTTGAAATTGCTGTAAATGAAATGCAACGTGGGTTAATCCGTGAGGGTAAACTAAGTAAAGGTTCAACGGATGCAGTGCCTGGAATGTCAGCATGGCCTGCATTAAATAACAATAATAATCCATATAATGCATATAGATTTGGTATTGCAATGGCAGGTGCACCGGACATTAAAGCTGATAAAAAAGGTCCAAATGGTGGTGACTTTATTACAATGTCATATACAGACGGTGATGACGAAATATTAAATTCAGCTGCAAAACAAATGGGCGTTAGCAGATCATCTGTTGCATCAAAAAAATCTAAAGAAACAGATGATGTACATAAAGTTAGTCCAGTTGCTAATAAAAAACGTAACAGGTACGGTATATGAAAATTTTAGAAATCATTACCGAATCAGACGCTGGTAATACTGATGCTACACAAAACGCCAGCAACACTAAAAAGTCCGGAAAAATGCATGACAATTTTAAGTCTTCAATAAAAGGAATGCATACATATCCTGGCAATCATACGTATTACGATATGTATAGATTTGGTGTTGATATGGCAGGTAGCCCAGATGATCATAACGAGTACGACCCGTCAAGTCCAGTTGCTAATCAATTAGTAACCCTATCGTATTCTGATGCTGATCAAAAAATTATTGATAAAAGTAAAAAGAAAATGGGGTTTAACAGTAAACAGTTAACTTCGGATAATAGTACAGAACCATCTGAAACACATACCTCAAGTCCTGTAGCTAAAATAAAAAGAAATAAATATGGGGTTTAGAATGTGAAACAGTATAGAATAACATCTGAAAATATATTACAAGACAGTCCTGAGGACTGTTTTCTTGCGCCCGACGACCCAATACAAGAATTAAAAATTGCTCATCATTTAGGCGGATTAGGTGCAGATGCACGATTACACGAATATCGAGCTAACCAAACTGATCAAAAATCATTTAGTGACGAACGTGGTAAATATCAACGAGAAAATAATATTAAACCCGGAACTCCTGCATGGTTCGAATTATGGGGTAATAAATTATGAGAATTAGAGACATTATATCAGAAACTGCATCAGCAGGTGCAACAAGTTCTGCAAACATTGGTACAGTAGTTAATCCGCACATTAGCCCAGGTAAGGCTAGAGGCAAAAACTCATATACAGGATCACCCGGAAAAAGCGGAACTAAATCACCACCTCAACCAAAAGTAGTTCAACCAACAGATTCACATGGTGTGGCACAAAACGGGTTAGATATCAAAGGAACCAGTTTATTTGGTGGCGGAACTATTAAAAGAGGCTAAATATACAATAACGGAGTTTACCATGAACAACAGAAAAAAACTTTCAGAATTTGCAGGTCTCGAAGTAGAGTTGCCAAAAATTGAATTACCAGATCCAAACGTTGACATTTCATCAGACGATCTACAGCACGATACTCATAATATTGACGCAGATGATGAAGGTGCAATGATGAAAGCTGACTTATACAAGTTAGCAAAATACAGCGTTAAATTATTTAAAAAAATAGAAGACGAAGATCAATTTGAATCTTGGGTACAGGCTAAAATTACAAAAGCTGCAGATTATATATCGTCAGTTTACCATTACTTAGAATACGAAATGAAATTCAGCGAATACGGCGATAAGATAGAGAATAGTGATATGTACTCAGAAAGTCAAAAAAAACAAATGAAAAATGCATTAATGGAAGCAAAGAAAACCCTTGCTGCTCTTAAAATTGATCAAGCTGATAAACTTGATAACAACAAAGTAGTTAAAGAAAGTGTTACTCATACATGTGGTGAATGCGGAGGAACTGGAATGGTAGAAAAACCGTTACCAGCCTCTACTAGCAAAAAGGTTAGAGAATACAATCGTCAATCTAAAGCATTCCATGCTGCTGCAAAACGGTTAGATAAAAATAACAACGGTATCCCAGATGATATGGAAAGCGATGCAGGCGGCGAAGAGTTTACTGCAATAAAAAAATCAGCTCCTAAAAAATCATCGCCATTTGATAAAGAAGAATCTAAACCAAAAAAATCAGCTCCTAAAAAATCATCTGATAACGAAGACGATTGTGACTCAGATAGTGAAAAACCTGATTCAAAAAAATCAGCTCCT